TTTTTGCTTTTGGCGGCGCTGCCCGCTTCCTGCGTGGCCCGCATCATCTCGATGGCTTTGGCCGAGAAGCGGTTGATAACAAGGGGGCTGGTGCCCTTGAGGTTGATCTCCAGAAACCGGAAATCCGGCGCTTTGATGCTGATGGCCTCTTCCTGGGGCTTGGCTTTGGCTTTGGTGCTGATCGCCATGGTGGTGTTTCGTGATGATTTGCCGCTGGCCTAAGCCGTTGCGGTTTTGAAATGGTATCGTACTTAGGTCGTTCCGAAACGATCACCACCACATGACCGCCACCACCACCAAGGCCAAGGCCAAAACCACCAAGGCCGCCACCACGGCACCCACCGCCACCACCGCAGAGGTGCTGCCCGCCGAAGCCCCCGCCGCAACGGAAGCCACCACTGCCCCCCAGGCCGCCATCGTTCCGGCCGCCGAAGCGCAGGCGATCACCCGATGGGAGGCCATCGCCTGCGACATCGCCATCGCCGAAGGAGAGGCCCCCGGCAAGGTCTTTGACTACGACGACAAGTGGGACAACAAGCAGGCCCGCTCTTACATCCACGGCCTGCGTGGCCTCAGGGGCAAGATTGAGCGAGCCCGGAAGGACGCCAAAGCCGTTCACCTAGAGCGCGGCAAAGCCGTAGATGAAAGCGCCAGGCTGCTGGAAGCTGCTGTTCAAGGCCTGATCGAGCCCCATGAAACGGCCATCAAGGCGATTGAAGCCAAGGAGGAGGCCCGCATTGAGGCGCACCGGGCTGTCCTGGATCGCATTGCCGCACTCACCGAAGGGGTTGAATTCGCCTCAGAGGCTTACGACCGCATAAAAGAGCTGGGCACGATCGACCCCACTACGCTGGAGGAGTTCAGCGAGGCTGGCGCCAATCGCTGCGCTGAGGCCCTGGAGCGGCTGCAGACCCTGCGCGACACCCTGACTGCCCAGGAAGCAGAGCGCATTGAGCTGGAGGCTTTACGCGCCGAGAAGGCAGCCCGTGAAGAGGCCGACCGCATTGCTCGGTTGCAGCAGGAGGCGGTGGAGGCTGATCGCCTGGCCCGTGAACTGGAAGCAGAGAAGCGTGCTGCGGAAGCCGAGGAGCATGCACGCGTTGAACGGGAAGCAATCGCCGCCCGCGAAGCTCAGGCACTGGCTCAGGTGGAGGTAGCCCGCCGCGCACAGGAGGAGGCGGAGCGCCGGGCTGAGGAGGCAGACACTCGGGAAGAGGCCCGCGTCAAGAAGCAGGCCGAGATGGAGGCGGAACTGCGGGAGGCGGCTGCCAGGGCCGAGGAAGCACGGCAGCAGCGCCATGAGGCTTTTGAAGCTGCCCTTACCGCGACCCTCGCCACCATGGACCCTGGCACTGCCGCCCGTGCCATTGCTGAGGGGACGCTGCACCCGGCGGTTCGGGTTGACTGGTCCGAGGTTTGAGCAATGAAAACTCTTACCGATTATCGGAAGTTCATTGCTTCCAAGGGCACCGCCGCAACCTCGCACGGATTTGCCCCTACCAATCAATGGCCAAGCCTCTTCCCGCATCAAATGGCCACCTTGCAATTTGTCTGCGAGAAAGGCAGGGCCGCCGCATTCCTGGACACCGGCCTAGGTAAGTCTCGGGTTGAAGCTGCCGCCGCTGCTGAATTTGCTCAGCGGCTCGGCCGGCCGTCGTTGATCCTGACACCGCTGGCTGTGGCCAGGCAGATGCAGCGCGAGTGCGCGGCTATTGGCGTCGAAGCCCGCGTGATCCGCGAGCAATCAGAAGCCGGGCCAGGCGTCAACATCGCCAACTACGAACGGCTCCCGAGGTTGGACCCCAGCGTCTACGGCGGCGTTGTACTGGATGAAAGCTCCATTCTCAAGGCATTTACCGGGCCCACAAAGCGACTGCTCTGCGATGCCTTCGCGTCAACCCCGTACCGGCTGGCGGCCACTGCTACGCCGGCGCCCAACGACCACATGGAGCTGGGCCAGCACGCGGAGTTCCTCGGCGTCATGCCCGGCCCAGAAATGCTTTCCCGTTGGTTCATCAGCGATCAAACCACCATGGGCGGCTATCGCCTCAAGGGCCACGCACGCGCAGCTTTTTGGAGTTGGGTGGCCAGCTGGGCCAGGGCTGCCACATTGCCATCTGATCTGGGTGGCGACGATTCTGGATTCGTGCTTCCGCCGCTCACTTACGAGCTGCACACGGTTTCGGCTGACATCACCGTGGACGTGCCTGACGGGATGCTGTTCAGGATCCCCGACGGCAGCGCCACCACGATCCACAGAGAGAAGCGACTGACGATGGACGACCGAGTGGCCAAGGCCGCCGAAATCGCCAACGCCGCAGACGGCGCAGTGATCGTCTGGTGTGAAACCAACAGCGAATCATCGGCCCTGGCTCAATCCATCCCCGACGCGATCGAAGTACATGGCTCTATGGACCCAGAAGAGAAGATCGCCGCACTGGACGACTTCACTTTTGGCCGGCGGCGGGTGATTGTCTCAAAGCCCAAGCTGGCCGGACTGGGCCTGAACTGGCAGCACGCCAACACGGTCGTATTTGCCAGCGTCAGCCACAGCTATGAGCAGCACTATCAGGCCGTGCGCCGCGCCTGGCGCTATGGGCAGACCCAGCCAGTTACCTGCCACGTTGTGATCAGCGATACCGAAACTGCGATCTGGAACAACGTCCAACGCAAAGCCCAGGACCATCAGCGCATGAAGCGCTCCATGGCTCAGTCAATGCTGTCATCACAGCAAGAAGCGATTCTCAGACGCGCCTACACACGAGCGTCAAAGGTCACACTTCCCTCATTTGTCAAACCATGAAACCCGACTACGAAGGTTCAAACTGGGCTATCTACAACGCCGATTGCGTTGAGTTATTGGCCGGAATGCCTGACGAGTGCGTTGATTCTGCTGTGTTCAGCTCTCCTTTTAGCTCGCTTTATATCTACAGCGACTCCGAGCGAGATATGGGCAACAGTGCCTCGCACGAAGAGTTCCTGGAGCATCACGCCTACATGGCCAGAGAGTTGTTCCGCGTGCTAAAACCTGGCGCCGTAATATGCGATCACGTCAAGGATACGGTTTTTTATCAGAACAGCAGCGATACGGGAGAAGGCGGCCTGTTTCCGTTCAGCGACGAAGCCAGCCGCAACTATCGTGGCGCCGGATTCTGCTTGCGTGCTCGGGTAACAATCTGGCGCGATCCGGTGCGCGAAATGCAAAAGACCAAGCACGAGCGACTGCTTTACAAGAACATCAGGGAGAATAGCCGCGTTAGCGCAATGGGGATGCCTGAGTACATTCTCGTCATGCGCAAAGAGTCAAAAGGGAAGAATGTCGGCGAGCCTGTCAAGCACACTCGCGATGAGTTCACGCTAGATCAGTGGCAGCAATGGGCATCGCCCGTTTGGATGGACACGATGCAGACCAAGGTGCTGAACGCACGATTTAAGGGCGACAAAGATGAGAGGCACATCTGCCCTATGCCTCTCGACCTGATTGAGCGCTGCCTGACCCTTTATAGCAACCCTGGCGACCTGGTGCTTGACCCGTTCAACGGGATCGGAAGCACCGGTTACCAGGCCGTAAAGATGGGCCGCCGCTACATCGGCATTGAGCTTAAGCCCGTGTACGCCCGCCAAGCCGCCCGATTCCTGGAGCAGGCAGAGGGCCAGTCTGCGTCGCTGTTTGATTTAGGGGTAGTAGCATGACCGATACCTTCTCCGCACCCGACGCCCTCAAGGCCATCGTCTTGGCCCTGATGCTACTGCAATCCTTCGCCTGCGGTATCTGGTTTCACAGCCTGTGGATCAGGGGAGGTCGGCCATGATCCCCTGTACCGAGGCACAAGCCATGATTCTAAACACCGCCTTTGCTGATCTTTGTTCCTGGGCAATAGTTCAGCCGAGCTTTCAGGCTCAGTTCAAAGAACAAACGGGCCATGACCTAGCGGCTCTAGCTACAGCATCGCCGATTGAGAACATGATCGACGAATCATCAGGCAGAACAAAGGCAATGATGGCTGCATGGGTTGAGTGGGTCCGAGTCAACCTTTGGGGTGTGGAGGAGTTGCCATGATCCCCTGTCCCGAATGTAAAGCTACTGGCCACCGGGTCATTGAATCCCGCTACCAGCCCAAGCAGGAAGCAAAGCGGCGCCGCTGCCAGTGTCATGCCTGCGGATTCAAATTCAACACGCAGGAGCGGTTATGGACCGGCAAGCCCGAATCAGAGCCCGAGCCCGCAGCTTTCACCCCGCCTTCATCGATATGGCTCACCCGGCTGGATCGCCTTGAGGCCAGCCTAGCGGAGCTGCAGGAGTCGCTGCACAAGGCCACTCCAAAGCTCTCCACCACATTTGATGATTCGGTGCCGATCGAGCAGCTTGATCTCCGCACCGCCCGCGCATACAACCTGCTCAAGCGGGCACGCATCAACACCGTGGGCCACCTGCTGCAGCTCACCCCTGCCGACCTGCTGGATATCCGCAAGTTCGGCGTGACCTCGCTGGCTGACGTGGTGGAGGCCCTGGAGCAGCTGGGGCTGGAACTGCCACGGGGGAGGGAGAGCGCATGAGCAAGCACCGGTAGCCTGATGCTGCCGGGTCGGTCCCATCCGTAAGGACGGACGCGGTGGAGGGTGCCTCACGACACCTTCCTGAAACCGTATCGGAGGCCCGGTTTCAACCGGTTAGGGCTGGCCAATGGCTGGCCCTTTCCCATTGGGCTATGATCTGGGTGTTCGGCAGCGATGCCGAATGCTTTCGTGAACTGAACTACCAATGAAAATGGCCATGATGCCCGCCTCCCCAGGTGGGTCCCCTTTCGCGTCCGATGTTGAGCGTGCCCTTTGGGAGCTTGGCTACCCCAACGACTTTGAAACCGAAGCCGAAGCCCGCGCCGCCATCGCGGAGCTGTGCGCCAGCAGGCCGGCCTTCCTGGCTGCCACCTTTACCTTTGTGGAGGCCTGAGCCATGCAAACCGCAACCTGCGAATGCTGCGGTGAGATCCTCGCGCTGCCCCCCACGCAACCCGCACCGGCCCAGATCGAGGCCCGCGAGTGGAACGGCCACGCCATACAACGCCGCCAGGCGGATGGCTACGTGAACGCCACGGCCATGTGCCGGGCCGGTGGCCGCCGCTGGAACCACTACCAAGCCAACGAGCGCACACAGGCCTACATCCAAGCCCTCGCAGCCGATGCCGGAATCCCGGCCACGGGAAATCCCGGCCTGATCTGCTCGATTCAGGGTGGGCGCCCCGAGCTTCAGGGCACTTGGATCCATCCCCGCTTGGCGGTGGACCTCGCCCGCTGGATCTCCCCAGCCTTTGCCGTTTGGATGGATGGCTGGTTCCTGGAGCAGTTCCAGCCCGCTCCACCCGCCTCACCGCTCACCACCAACCACCGCCAGCCCACCGCCAACCGCGCAGGGTGCCTCGACACCGCCCGCATCGTGATCTACGCCGCCTCGGACGAGGAAGCTCTTGCGATCTGGGAGCAGGCGGTAGCTGCCACCGTACTCGACGGCCTGGCGCGGCACCGATCGCGCACCCTCAGGCTCGGGGCCAGCCCCCGTTACGAGGTGGCCCTCACCGTCTGATCTCTGGCCCTGGCAACCGCCGGGGCCTTCCTTTTGGTGCAGTTGTTACGCTTTGAGAAACGCAACGCTGACAAGGCTTTACGAAAGCGGGTTTACGGCTTATGATTTATGGACCGGGGAAAAGACCCGGCACCACCACCACCAACCGCCAGCCGCCAGCCATGGCCAACACCTTCGCCGTCTACCAAACCCAGCCCAACGGCACAGCCGAGCGCCGTTACTGGGGCCTGACCCAGCAGGAAGCCCA